CATTAGGTTGAGCCTTCGTAGTGTCTTCAAACAGGTCAACGTTTCCAGCTTTGGCCTGTGCGGCCATTTCATTGTAGTCAATAGCCCACTTGCGCTGTTTCTCTCTCCAATCGATGTGATGTTGAATATTACCCATCAACTGATCCAAGATATTAAACCAACCATCACCACATTCAAAGCCCCAACACATACAAGTTTCCTGCATGGGCTTGTCACGGTTCACCATCATCTTTGGATACTTTTCACACAATAATTTATCTAGTTCTTGTTTCATATAATCATCCTAATAAGTCCAATAGAGTCAATTGTGGTTAACAATATATAGTTAGCCAGCATGCCAAAAGATTTCCTAGTCCAACTAGCCCAAGCATACATAGCACAGCCAAGAATCCAAACAGGATAAAGAGCAAGTAGCGGGGGATTGGGGACTGTGAATGCCATAACAATACTGCAACCAATACTAATAGCCCATGCAAGAAGCTCAATAATAAAGCGAATTCTGTTAGACTTAAAGTCATCTTTGATCCAAGAAAAAATTCCATAAAAAATATCGTTCATAATATATTATATACTATGAACGATATTATTGCAATTCATTTGGTCATTGATTACAAGTACGTGTACGAGTTATTGATCCATCTGGCTGTTGCGTTTCAGTCCAAGGCGTGCATATTTGATTAGACTGACCCACTGTAGGTTGTACTACAATTTGTGTTTCTTGTCTACGGTTCATTACATCAATGATGATTGCGGTTCCTATTGCACCTGCAATAGCTGGTCCCACCCAATCATTATTTCGGTATACAACCACAGGACTATGGTGATGATTTATGTGGCGATGATCCACATGACGATATCCATAACATGCAGGATGTTTATGGTCAATACCTCTGCGACAATCAATTGCAAATGCGGGCACTGATACTGCAAGTGCCAATGTTACTAGAATTTTTTTCATATTAGATACATGTTCCATTTGAAAACTCCTTTTGACTGAATGAGACTCTATTATAGACCCAAAACCATTTGTTGTCAATTTTTTTCAAGTCCCTATATACTATTTAACGTTTTAAATAACTATTACGTTGACATGTTATCCTAAATCCTGAGGATAATCATCCATAAATTCATTTAGTTCGGATTCAGCTATTACCTTTTTCAGAATTTCTTCAACCAGTTGATTCAATGTGATATCACGTTTATGTGCTTCCATAAACAATTGCATCATCAAATCATCATCCAAATCTAGAGGGACTTGGACACGATTATCAAATTCTTCTCCGTTAAACATAGCCTCTGCCTTTTCAAAGAAATCTTCTTCTACTTCCAAATCAACCCACTTAACATCATCCCATGCTTGGTCAGGATCTACTTTGCGTTTTTTTGACTCAATATGATAAGCATCCTTATGATCTGGATTTAACCAACGATAAGGTTTTTTATCTTTTTCCCATGCCTCAGTTTTAACGGACACTTCGGCACAATATACTGTTTGGTCAACTGTGCTATACAACACCGATAGGTGAGCATAATCACTTTCATAATCTAGGTATCGTGCATCTGGATAGCATTGCCACTGATATTCACTACCACTAGTAATGCGGTGATCGGTAATTTCATTTATTTGACTTAAATGCATTTTCTTGTCCTTTGTAGTGTTCAATAATAGGTTCAATGTCGTTATTATATATCTGTTCCATCGTTTTGTAAAGCATTTTGGCATCCTGCTCAGTCATGCCTGATGTCCAATTTGGTTCACCGGGAAATTTACGTAGCCCGTAGTCATGTCTATATGAAAAACACATATCGTGTATAATTTCTTCTTTAGTTTTCATTTAATCACCTGAATCAATTTGATAACGATCTCCGCAATGTTGACAAGTGTAACCTGTTAAACAACGGCCATCATTGGTACTCTTATAATTATGTGTACAGGGTACCCCTTCACTATTTAATCGTACTTCACCTTTTGCGGTACTGTACATATATTGACCACCGCAATTGTGACAAGGGCGGTTGGTTTTATCTTTATTCCAAGAATAAGTTTTTTCTTGTTCTGTCAAATTGACATAACAAGTTCCGTTACATACAGGACATACTCCATATCCATCTCTCATTTTAGAATCCATCCTTTATAATAATTGACAGTCCCATAATGATAACAGGCATCATAACAATGATTAGGTTGGTAATTGCTTGCATAATAATTTCCTTTTTACTGTTTATAAACTAAACTTTTGGTCTCTGTGACTGTCACAGGACATACAAAATACATTACATCACGACCTTGCATATCTTCTTCAACATTGAGGAATTCCACTTCGGTTGTTAAATGTTCTTTGGAACATTCTGTACAAATTACAATAAATTTTTCATTCATTATTGATACTCCAAAAGGTCAGCAACATGGTCATCATACATATATTGTAATGTATATCTTACACTATCACGCACCGAAAAGTTTACACGGTTCAATGTGTAATAGTGTTTGAAAAACATTTCATCACCCCGAGCCATAGCATACTTTTCGGCTCTTATAAGGAAGTCCATTATTTAACTCCAAATGTATTCAATGCTGGTTGCATGGTGTTGATTAATTCTGTCTCACGTGCATGAGCAGGACGCTTTCCTCGAACAACTTCAACAACACCAAATACAAAACGCTCGGCGCCTTGTTCACGCAAAGCACGACTCAGACCCCAGTTTTTGTTTTCTGTCATAGCACGTTGCATATGTTTTTGCATACGACGGCGTAGTGTCAAAAACACATTGCCTTTATATGACAATGCGGTAAGTCCAACATAGTACTCAAGTGTCTGTACATCTTGGATGTAATAGATAACTTGATTTCTGTCAGTTCTACGTTTGCGGTTGATTTTCGAGTTCATAGATGAATTATATACTAAAACCCATTTATTGTCAAATTTCGGCTATTATATAAGTTAGTTGGTACTAACTTAGGATAATTCCTATACTTGTGAGTCAGTATACACTCCGGACAACTCTATCGATTTTGAAGCACCTAAGATACAAAATGAGTACTTTTTACTACAAAATATGTAATACTTGAGTATTACTTTTCTTCAGTTTTGATAGCTTCTTTTACTACTGGATATTCGTAGTTTGTAGTGTCTAAATTTTCACGGAAAATAATAGCACCATTCTTTAGATGGAATCTGCGAGCCATATTTGTTTTAGGACTTAGGGTTACAAACCTAGTGACACTTGGGTATTGTTCTTGTATCCCTTTAACAGCCCTAAACAACAACTCTTGACCTTTGCCACTCTTGTAACTCCATATGGTATAGAATATAGCAGTAGTGGGAACTTGTGCAGTTTTATCTAAATCTTTAATATCTGCTGGAATGAAATCATGGAAGCTAACACATACCATTGCTTCAGGATTACTTTCTTCATCAGTTAATGCCGCAACCATTCTACCATCACTAACACGAAAATCTTTTGATATCTCCGGACGAACAGGATCATCTTTGATAAACTCCAATAGTGTGTGTGAAAGGTCTTTGATGAATTGTAGCATAATGTTATTTATACATATATTATAAAATGTGTTTAATTCCAATATTTAGATGAGTCTAAGCTATCCCAATATTTTTTATTGTTACGGTTAATAAAATTTTGGATTAAGTACTTACCCATTCCAAAATATCCCATCTTTTTAAATCTACGACTGTCTTGTCCAAAATGATGTTTAACAATCTTAAACTTTTTAGGGCTGTATTTCCTTGACAAAAAGTAATCCTCTGATGTGGCAAACTGTTCTGGGAATCCACCGTATTCTTCAAACTTATCTCTACGTGTTAACATAAATGCTCCGACTGCAAAGGGCGAGAAATATTTCAATGCATGATTTATGGTGTTAAACAGAGTAAATCCAAGCATTGCTCTCGGGTCTTTGTCATAACACTTGATGTTTAAACCAACGAGGTCCAAGTTCTTTGATTCAATTACTTCAACTGCGTCCTGAATGACAGTGTTCTTAAAGAAACGAACGTCAGCATCAATAAACAAAATATATGGTGTAGTGACTAATCGTGCTCCATTATTTTTAGCAGTAGAGACAGGTCCTCCCTCAATGATTTCAATGTTTAATTGAGTACTATTATCTTGTATAACCTGTCTAGTGTTGTCTGTAGAACAATCAGCAATGATAACTCTAGTATTGCCAATATTTTGTGAACGCAATGCGTCTAATAAATGATGGATATAATTTTTCTCATTCTTGCAAGGTACTACGATTGTAATTTTATCACTTATTGTTTTTTGCATTCTGATATCACCTTAAAACTTTCAAATTTTAGTTTGTACTTAATTGTACTTAATGCCTGTTGGCAAGTCTGTTGATCTTGAAACGTCAATTCTATCCTCCCCGGAATATCCTTTGGATCGTTTATATGAACTGCTAGTATTATCAGTATCCACATCGTCTTTCTCCTTGGTCCATGTTATAATTTCCCACTTCCCATTCCAATGCTCTACAAGTGCTGTACAACTTTCAACCCAGTCACCGTCATTCATATAAGTGACACCGTCTATCTGTTTGATTTCAGCGTGATGTATGTGTCCGCATATCACGCCATCAAATCCACGTTTCTTACAGTAGCCTGCTAAATTCTTTTCAAACTGAAACATAAAGTCCACAGCTTTTTTTACTTTGTGTTTGAGATATTTACTCAATGACCAATAACCAAACCCCATCTTGTGACGTATCCAGTTAAATTTTCCATTGAGATACAATACAAAGTCATAAGCCTTGTCTCCTAAAAAACTGAGCCACGGTGCTAACCTAGTGATGCCATCAAACAAGTCACCGTGTGTAACAAGATAGTGTTTACCGTCTGCACCTATATGTTCTATTTGATTGTGTATTTCTACTAGACCAAAACTAAATCCATATGGAATCATTGGTCTTAAAAATTCATCGTGATTCCCTGCTACATAAACTACTCTAGTACCGCGTTTAGCATGTCCTAGTATGCGGCGGACTACGTTCGTATGGCTTTGTTTCCATTGCCACTTATTTTGTTGTATGCGCCAAGCGTCTATAATATCGCCCACAAGATATAATGTATCACAAGAGTTATGTTTAAGAAAGTTATTAAGTTTACCGGCTTGGCTATCTTTAGTTCCAAGATGAACATCACTTACAAAGATAGAGCGGTAGGTTTTTTGCATACTATTTTTATTATTATAAAAGTGCTGGTTACGAGTTCCAGCGCCACTCAATCGGTGTGGTCGGTTTACTTAATCTGTGTCCAAACACGCTCACGGATCTGTTTTGTCAGTGCGTCGGGCAATGGTACATAGTCTAAGTCTGTAGCATCTTTCTTGCCGTTTTTAAATGCCCAATCAAAGAACTTTAACACTTCATTGCTGGTAGCCTTGTCCTTAGGCTCTTTGTACATAATGATGAAACTTGCTGAACTAACGGGCCAAGCATTGGGATTACGTTGATCCACAATACTCAATCCCATACCAGGAACACTGAACCAATCAGCACCATCGGCTGCGGCAGCAAATGTTAAATCATCTGGACTTACATACTTGCCTGCTTTGTTTTGTAGTTGCAGGAATATCATGTTGTTTTTCTTAACATACGCATACTCTACATAACCGATAGAGCCTTTAACTCTGTTCACGTTGGCAGCAACACCTTCATTGCCTTTGCCACCGATACTGTTTGCTGCCGGCCATTTAACTGCGGCACCTCGACCTACTTTACTCAACCACTCAGGACTAACAGTAGCAAGATAGTCTGTCCAGTTAAATGTTGTGCCTGATCCATCAGCACGATGCACAATAGTGATTGGTGCATCTGGTAATGCTTTACCTGGATTCAATGCCACTAATTTAGGATCATTCCACTTAGCAATAGTACCCATGAATACTTCAGCCATTACAGGTCCAGTGATGCGTAGTTCCCCGGGCTTAATACCGTCTAAGTTAACTACTGGAACTGTTCCACCAATGATAGCAGGGAATTGTATTTGTCCATTTGCCGCCAACTTGTCTCCGGTAACAGGTGCATCTGTTGCGCCAAAGTCAACTGTCTTTGCGTTGATTTGTCTAATGCCACCTGAACTACCAATGCTCTGATAGTTTAAGCTGACCCCTGTGGCTTTCTTATATCCTTCGGCCCATTTAGAATAGATAGGCATTGGAAAAGTCGCACCAGCGCCTGTGATTTCTGCGCTAATTGCGACTGTTGATATTAACAATGCACCTAATAATGCTGTCAGTTTTTTCATGTAATGGTCTCCTTGTGTGTTGGTATTACACAATTATTTAATCAGAAAATTGTGACAATGATGTGACAATAGTGTGACTATTTAACCAAAAAAATAGAGACCGAAGTCTCTATTTTACCAAAAAAATAGAGACCGAAGTCTCTATTTTACATTGTAGGACCGTTTCCACTTTTGAATCCAACTGAGCCACCTTCTGCCTCGATGCGTTTGATAACGTCTTCGAATAAGATAGGAGTAAAGTCTGTTTGCTCAACACAAACACAATGATAACGAACATCGTTTTCATCACTGTATAATGTTTTGCCTGTCGTAGCATCAATGCCCCTAGCCTTTTTCACTCTGTTAGAATGTAAATGACCATGAATGTTGACACCAAAACGACCTAAGCTAGCTTCGTGTAATGGGATATGACTTAAAATCATTCCGTTCATTACATGATAAGCACGTAACTCACGAAAGTACCTGCGATACTCATCGTCACGGAAGATATCATGATTGCCACGAATTAACACCTTGTCGCCGTTCAAACGATGTAATGTGTTTAATGATTTTCTGTTAATAACCACGTCACCTAAGTGATAAACTTTATCGTTAGGTCTAACAGTGTCGTTCCAACGTTTAATCATTTCCTCATCCATCTCATCTGGATCAGTCCATGGTCGAATTTTTGTGACACCGTCTGCTTCTGTGAATCTACACACTCCGGCATGACCAAAGTGTGTGTCACTTGTTAAAAATACTGCGGGCATATTATTTCCTTCCAATTCGTTCTGCAATCTTCAGTTTCAGCATCTGGCGATATTCATTGTGCCAGCTGTATTCAAACTTGGGATGTTCTTGTACAAACTTTTCGGCCTGCTTCAACAGTGCCTCAAGTTGTTTTGTTGACTTTGAAGCATAGTGTGCTTCATGGTCAAAGTGTTTTGTATTGTAACCCATACTATGCTCCTTTCTGTGTAAGACACTATTATAAACCCAAAACTCTTATTTGTCAAGTGAGTATTTTATACTCGTTCTTTCTTTACTCGGCCTATTCGGCTTGCTTTGTTCCAGTCATACGCAACGCCATCAGGACACTTGCCATCTACTACACTATCAACACCAAACATACCGCACACTTCAAAGTCTGTGCCTTTGATAGATACAAATTCATTCATCTTCTTAGCTAAGAACATAGCATCATCCAATGAATATACTTCATATTCTACATTCTTACCTATTACTTTAAACATATTATTCCTTTAAGCAACCATCCAGTGATCGCCTTCTTTCAATTCAATTGATTCACTACCATCGTATTCATTTACTTTAAACAATGCACCTTCTGGTATCCACTCTATTGTCAAATCTCTCATGCCACCTGTGTAGATTTCAGGATACTTCAATTCTACATAAGTAGCCAGTTCATCCCACTTTTCTTTCTCAACAAACTTTACGATTGCTGGATCAAAAAGAATTTCTGGATGTTCATAATTCCATGTGTACCAACCTGCACCGAAGCCAGGACTGTACAATACTGCTACTTTACCATCTTCGTTCAATTTGTTCATACATCATTCCTAAAAGTTCTCCAATCATCAATGTTTGGCTTTTTATTTTCATCATACGTCCAACCTAGTGCCTTCATCATACGATGCTTGACTAGCAGGTTTGGACTGCGCCATTTGCCCACATCATCGAAACCCATCATAACACCTACTTCGCAAACTGCGCCACTACGGCACACACCTGCATAACAATGAACAACAACGTTCATGCGATTCTCTAGTGCGTGTTGCAATAATCGAACCAGATCCGCGGCTTGCTCATGGCTACATTTCATTTCTTCTTCAAGCACTTCGTCTTTTTCTTCAACGTCAAGGAACTCAAAATTGTGCCGCTCTTTGAATTCATGTTTGGCTTCAGGGCGCCAGCTTGCTGGATCCACAATACTAATCAACATACTATTTGGGCCGGCATTGTGATGAAACCCAATTGGGATATCACTTGCGGCTACGTTTTCAATCCACGGCATAATTATTCCTTTATCTTGCAATTATACACAATTCGGGAATAAATGTCAACTACAATTTAGCTAATATACTGCTAGTAGTATAGTCTTCCTCACGAATCGCATGGTGCTTTAAAAGTGCTAACTTTTGTTCTACTGGCAAAAATCCCCATTCTCTTTCTACTTTAGTGTGATTTTCATCAAAATAGTTCTCGGGTTTGGGTATGCTTGCAAATGCTGTGGGTCTAACAATAGCATCTTTGACCCAATCAATTAGAGCCGTATGTACTCCAAACTCAGTAGCAAGTTTTAATATCTGTGATTGGCATCCTATTACATCAAGGTATGCATGTCGTGTACTCATTATATTATGAACTTCACTTGTGGACATCATAAAATGATCTTCGATCCCTATGTGTTTATTACCATCCGGGCCGTGTTGTGGCTCATATCTAGTAACATATAAAGTATTAGGTTCAGGTAGTGACACAGTTTTATTTTCTATTCGTTTGTATATAATATCAGGTCGTGTATCAAATACTGCATCATATATTATCTCACGTTCACGTTGTTTTTTATAAGGAATGATTGAGTGATTCAAGTGACTGGGGCCATGCCAAGAAGTGTAATATAATTGGTCTGGGTGTATAGGTAAAAATTTAATTAATTTTTGATTATTATCTTGAAAGCTATCTGTAATCCTTTTAGAAAACATATTCTCAAGTTTCCAAGTAACAAAATAATACTCAACATTCTCTGCTATTGATTCGTAAAATTTAAATGCTTCTTTATGATTATAGTCCCATGTCCTATAATGACCCCTAAGAATGACAGCAATATTTTTCATAGTAATTTATTTTCAATACAATATTTGTACATATAGTCAGCCCAAATAGCATGACCTTTACTGTTAGGGTGAAAGACTTCAAACACATCTTTTGCTTGTGACAGCATATAGTGATGCATCGTACCTAATTCAGGATGATCTTTATGAATAAACTTAACACTATCAATTGAATCCCACAATAATTTGTCAGATTGTGTTATTGTTGTAAACTTCTCTTTATACTTCTTATCATCCCATTGATTAATCATTTGAGTATGATGATGGTAGAATGCCTGATGCATAACATACTTGATGTTCAAACTCTTTAGCATTAGTTCTGTTTGCCATACTTGTTGTATCCAACGATGTAAGAACTCACCTTCATTCCAAAAGTTGTCAAAGTATAATCGCATGAACTTATCAATGTCTTTATCACTGTGATCTTGATCCATACTCCAAGGGCCAAACTCCATCCAATTGTCTGCGCCCCAACGTTCTTTGTAATAAAACTCTCTACGCTCAGGACTACTCCAACCTATTGTGATAAACAACTCACTTGTATCACGACCTGTAGTATATCCCTCATTAACAAGAAATTCAATCAGTGTACGAACGATTGCGTCATTACTACGACTAGGTTTACTTAAGTCAACTATCTCGGTTGCACCAATACTATCAGCAAACAAATTTAAATATCTGTGCTTTAATCTGTATTCAATATTGATAGGTTTTAATTGACGGTCAAATCCTCCACCGGGAAGATTCATAATAGGCACGGGTTCTTCTTTAGGATCAACTAACTCTGCACCCCAGCACCAACTATCACCGCATCCTATTAATCGCATCTTAACTCTTTAATCTTTTCTACGTAGTCACTACATATTGCGTGGCATACTGCATTGCGTGTTACTTCAAGTGTTGGATCCTCATGTTCAGGCATCACCATCACACTATCAATGCTTAGATAATTGCCGGGGTTAGTCCAAATGTATTCATTGCTTGTTAATGTAAACTTATCTGATTCATGCCAGAAATAATTATGTTTAATAGGTGAATGACGTAACCAACATAATGCTTCTAAGTTTTTTGCGTGTATCCAAAATCTATCATTACAAATGTATTCTTCTGTAACGTTAATTTTAGGGCCATCATGACCTAAATACAATCTATTGTCAAATACCCACATGTCTATCTCACAATCATACCCTTCAATCAATGCTTGATTAATTTGATTAGGCATGTTCTCTAATCTAGGATTAGGACCTTTAAATAACCCACGATGTGCTATGTATACCATAATGTTTTTAGTTTTTCCCAAGTATCTTTATAACCACTAGCGACTTGATAGCATTTATTTTTAAGTTTTTGAACCAGGGGATAGTCTATACCACCAGGGGTGCATTTGTCTCCAAAAAAGAAAGCGTCCATAGGACGTAAATCAATTAAGTTTAAGCAAGCTGCCTTGTTTGCACCCTTTAAACATATATCAATACTAGTATTTCCACCTAAATATGCTTCAAATCTAGGAAATTGTGCCACAAATGCTTTTGCTAACAGTCTTCTTTCATTGTATTTGTTGTCCCACTCAATATATGAGTTGCGTTCATTCATAGTGGCGTTACGTCCTACAACAGATATATTTAAACTACCTACACGTTGTTCTATGTGATTACCTGTTTTAGTGTGATATGGACTCTCTTGTATATAACTGTTTAACCAATATAATTCATCGACATTCAACGTAAATTGATTTATTTTATATTCTCTACCCTCAATAAAAATTTGATTACCCATACAATGAAATTGCATTTTTGCATTGTTCAGAATTTCTAACCCTATTTGATTTACTGTAGATAGTCTTTCACCGCCAGTAATAATATAATATTCTTTATCTTTGCTCCAATCAACAAACCAATCATGGAATTCAGGGTCAATCTTTTCATTAGTATTACACAATACTCCATCAACATCAAACAGCCATGCAGTAATCATACTACGTATTTGTCTCCGGGAACACTAGGTGTCTTAACACACATCACTGTGCAATCTTCATGGAAGACAGGGTCTGCTACTTCATTAGGAGCTACAATGAATGTATCACCTGTTACTAACTCCACACCACACATACGCATACTACCAGAAATCAATACATTGTATTCTGTAGCAATCTTGTGAAGATGTGCTGGCCAAATCTCACCCTTAGGATGAACTCGTACACACACTTCAAACTCTGTTGTGCGTAACAAACTCTTTTCAAAATCTCCTATAATCCAACCACGTTCATGGTCAGATAACTTACCTGTTATCATATAAATATTTCTCCAAATCTTCAGGGGTACCTACCGGGTTAAATTCTGAATTTTTTATTCTACACACACCAATATCCATTCCTTCTTTTATTAGATAGTTGTATGTTGGTGCTATATAATATTCCCCGTTTGCTGATTTTTTATTGTCAGCTATCATATGTTTTGCTGATTCAAAAAAATATTTTGAATGTTTCCAATAATGTATTCCAGTCAATGCATGTTTACTAATAACTTCTTTCTCGGCAAAATGTATTGCAAAACCATCTTCTGTTTTTACATAACTATGTTTTGGGTCGTTATCAGTTATTGTAACTACTGCACCATCATATGTTCTCATTTCAGAAATTACATCATACGCATTCCAATTCATTATCTGGTCACAATTTGCAATTATCAATTCATCATTTTTATCAATATAATCTTTCATAATTAATGCAGATGCAGCCGCGCCATTAGGTGTGTAATTAACTGAAACAATGTTTGGATCAGGACATATACTATAAATTGCCCCTATTGTTTGTTGCATAAACTCGTTGTTGCGAACAACAAAATGATACTTACCAGTAATTCCTAAACTTTCAATTGCCCTAGCAATCATAGGTTTATTATTTATTGATATTAGCGGTTTTGGTAAACTGTGGGTATTTTTAAATCTACTGCCTTCACCTGCCATTGGAATTAAAATATTAATCATACAGCATATTTATTGTATTATAAATACACAATGACTTTTCCCATAATTCCTAAACCTAAATCAATTGATTTACCTGCAAGGAATATTGAAGTGGATTATGAAAAAGAAATCATTGAGATTCCTAATTTAATATCCCCTCAATTAGCTAAGGAATTAAAAGAGTTTGCTAAAGATAAAGTTACTTCTGGATTACATCGCCGAGGAAGTAAGAATTTTTTCACCAGTGCTTCTTTTTATACATGCCTAGTATTCAGATATGATAATCCTATATATGAAACATTGGATTATGTTTGGGATCAATACGGTAAAAAGATTTATTCTGATATACAATTTATAGAACCATATGAAATAAAGATGTATATTGAGGGTGATAAATTTGATAGTCACCATGATTCTTGTGGCAATCTAGAAACAATGATGTATAGAAAACTTAATTTAATTATTCAACTATCTGATGAATCAGATTATGACGGCGGTGAACTATCTATAGGTTCTTATAAGTTAAGTAAGGCCATGGGTACAGGTATTTTTTTTCCGGCTGACTCATATCATGCAGTTACTACTATTACTAGTGGTACTAGACTTAGCTTGATAGGTCATGCATGGAGCCCATATACAAAGCACCTATAAAAAATGGCCAATTACTGGCCATTATTTTTATATATTTCTAATTCGATTAAGATATTCTCTACCGACTAAACCTTTTTCAATTTCCATCAATGCTGTAACCGTAGGTCCCGCTTTAGTATTAAGTGTAGAGCGATGTCCACGCTTTAATTCTCTTACCCGTTGTGAGGCAATGAGAACTAAATCAAAACGATTCTCTACCATATTTACAGCTTCTTCACTTGTGTATCTTGCTCTGCTTTCAGTCATAGTTTCTTTCTTTGGTTAATAAACTTGGAGCGGCTAACCGGGTTCGAACCGGTGACATTCACGTTGGCAACGTGATGCTCTACCAACTGAGCTACAGCCGCATTTAACTTGGTATCATTTTTGGCAAGTAAGGTACTGCTCTAGGTCCATGACGTTGTTGTAATAGCATACGTGCTTCTTCAGCATTGTTTGCTCCTACTCTGTCTTTGAACTCTTTGCCGTTCACTCTTACTGTTGCTTCAAATAATTTCATAATCTTGGTGGGTCGTGACAGGTTCGAACTGCCGACATTCTGCGTGTAAGGCAGACGCTCTACCAACTGAGCTAACGACCCAAAATTCTTTAACCACCCTGGTTACTATCTTTAACATTACCCCAGTCAATGACTGTTTTGTTTTTATCTGTCATGTCTGGTAATGGGGGAGGTATATATGGTTCCTTTGGTGGTTTTTTACCAAATATACCTTCATGTTTTTTTGCTAATTCTTCTAATCTAATACTAGATGGTCTTGGTCTACTACCTTTACTCATTATTTTCTCCTGTCAGATATTTATATAAATAATTTTATGACTGAAAAAACTTGGTTCGAAGGATACAACGACTATAAAAAATGTACAGCTACATACGATGATAATGGAAAACTAAAACATTTTCATACTGAGATACGTGATGTTGAACTTATGGACACTACCAACATCTACGAAATTCTTAATAATCATTTAAGCCAACGTCAAACAAAAACAGTTGAAGTTTGTTTCAGTGGTGGACTTGATAGTGAAGTTGCACTATTAAGTTGCATATATAATAAAATTCCGGTTAGAGCAATTACAATGCGAATCTATACCGGTGAAGTACTAATTAATACACATGATGTTTACTACAGTGAAAAATTCTGTAGAGAACATCACATTGAACAAAAATTTGTTGATTTGGATATTGTAAAATTCTACGAGACCGGTGACTATCTTAAATTATTACAACCATATAATATAAAGATTGCAGGTGCAGCCTTACATCTTTGGTTATTAACACAATGTAGTGGGTTCACTATATTGGGCGGCGATTACTCTTGGCCATGGGTTATAGAACATATAGTAAGTCCTCATCAACATGGTCATAATATGTATTATCAATTTATGAAAGATAATGGTATTCATGGAATTGGCAATATGCTTGGATACAGCCTTGATAGTAATTTGCAATTTATTAAATCACATGTAACAGTATACGACCATGACAAGCATGATCCTAATGCTAGATTTAAGTTGCCATATCTTAAAAGAGACATATATCATAATTTAGGTTTTATGAATTTAGAACCTAGACTAAAAGCATACGGATTAGATATGGTTCCACCTAGACCATACAATGATGTATGTATTGAGATGTTTGGTGATAGTATCAGTTCTATTAGTTGGGGAAATAAAGTTAGTGACCTAATAGGTTCAACTGTTAGGTATAACGATAAATCAAGATAATTGGTCGGAGTACAAGGATTCGAACCTTGGACCTCCTGGTCCCAAACCAGGCGCACTACCAGGCTGTGCTACACTCCGAAATTGGTTGCGGGGGAAGGATTCGAACCTCCGTCTCCCAGGTTATGAGCCTGATAGTCTGACCTCTGACGTACCCCGCGATATTATTTTTTCCATAAATGATTGATGCGTTCTGGCATCAAATAATCATTTCTGTTTTGTAAAAGAGTTAAATCATTATACTCATCTTTTCCCTTCCAGGGTGCACCAAGTGCAAGAGTAACTTTAATTTCATTTGTTGTGTTTATCATGCCATGGGGCCAACCACCGTCCATGATAAACGCTTTGTCTGTATCGGGTGCAGGAATATTACCTTTGCCAGTTACCCAATACAATGTATCAGTTTTACCTTGCAACACAATACGAAACTTGTGTTGCTTTGTGTTAAGTTCATCGGGAGAACAATCAATGTGTTCTTTATTTGCAACCCCGGGTTCTGTTACTAATGCCATTACTCTTGTTTTACTACCTAACCAAAGAAAGACATAATCCTCAAACCAATCAACAATTACTTTAGGAGCATACGGTGTCCATTCAAAACTACCATCTTGATTATTACTAGCACCAGTACGACTTCCACCGCCGTTCTTTGTCATTAGCGGAAACATTTTTGTATATCTGTACTCATCCCAAAAACTTAAACTATCATCAAGAGATAAAATTTCTTGAGTAGCTTGTTTTTTATCTATCATTGGGATGCTATCGATTGTAGCAAACAGTATATTATCAGCCGGTTTGTTCATGTAGTATTTATTGTATCAATCACAAGTTTACGTTAATTAGTGTCTAGCTACTCACACCACATGAGCCCTAGACTGGGTGGTTACCCCGTCCACGTATTTTTCTATTTAGACAGGTTAGCGTCCTGCCTTTGTGATTCTTCAAGTCGCCCATGTAAGCGGGCCTTGCGGCAGATCCAATGCGCCGTGCTCTTATGGTTTGGCAATTACCCACTTTAATTAACAGTACAAAGTGTAACCCGGGTTTTCTTACCAGTAATACAAGTGAGGCTTGCGACTCACACTAGGGTATTCAATGATATCTAAATCATTAACATCTACTTTTAATACAGTTTTTTCCCACTGCCGACCTTTTGCTCGTTGAGGTTGATTCATAAATTCACGAATCCACCACATCGGTGTACTCATCCAGTGATGTTCTGTATCTGCATTTTTCTTTTTCTTAGTTAATACTCCCGGATACTGTAAGTAACCAATATACTTACGATCACCAGAAAAATAATAACGATAGTCCCATGCTTCCTCAGGATATCTGAGTTTACTAGGGAGGTCTTTATACGTTCTAGACATGTTGTTCTCCTTATCTAAAATCGCATATTAACCTCGCTTTCTTTATGTTTGGTGGACTACCTAAATAGGCCTCTTGCTTGTCTACCTCTACCCTTATTCCTAGCAACAAATGTTTCAGTCTGACTATGACAATTCGGGCATAACAATCTTAAGTTTGACGGAAGATTATTTCCTGCATCGCCGTCTATATGGTCTAACTGTAATGCTAATGCATTACCATTGTGTGTTCCATCGTTACTACATAATACACACTTATATCCATGTAAATGTTTCATTATTCTATGAATGGTTCTTCTATTAGATAGTTTTCCCAAAAAGAACTTTGGTAAAGTTATAGTAGTCAATTGGTGACTTGCTTGACAAGTATTATCACAATACTTGTTCATATTAGTGCGTTTGATAGTGTTTTCTCTACCGCAACATAAACAGTTAAACTTATTCATAATGTAGACCTCTGTAGTATTTATACATCGGTCTACATTTTCTACTATTTGGTGGAGGATAACAGAATCGAACTGTTACGAAGACCTTGCAAAGGTCCCAGGCTCCCATTACATCAATCCCCCAAATTAAAATATACTTGATATAGTAGCATTGCTATCACGGATGAACCCGAATTTAGTCAAATGTATTTTAATTTGGTGCCCCAGGAGAGACTCGAACTCTCAAAATTTGGCTTCTAAGACCAACACGTATACCAATTCCGTCACCGGGGCGTTAAGTTTATTTATACTGAAACACACTTTATGCTTTGGGAATAACATTTCTGTTAAGCGACCATCAACGGGTACGAAATGTGTTTTAGTATAATGGAGCACTGAGAATACATGCTTACCGAGTAACACCTCAGACATTATTGTAAACCTTGCGAGCCTACTTTCTTCTGATTTCCACTAAGACTGTATTACTACATATCCTAGTCTGTTACCAACATCGCCGTTTTAAGTCAGGCATTAGACTTGACATGATATGCTATTCTACGCTTTCTACACCGTTGACCTTTAGAGCCATTCACAGTCGCTAAACTGTTACGATCCTTCCTGCATAAACTGATTTCACCTTGCGAGTTACGTCAGACTTGATTGTGTTACCACTCAAGTATTAGATGTTTTTCACATACCACCGAGACAGACTTTGCATTTTTAATCGTTAGCGGGATTTGAACCTGCAATCGACTCCTTAAAAGGGAGTTAGCCTACCGTTAGCTTATAACAACCTACTGTGATGTGCTGTCTCAGTTGCTTCATACTCTTTTGGAATACAAAATACAACACGCCACGTACCTTTTTCCTCGCGGGATACTCAGTCGTTTTTTGCGACCAATGTCTATGTATTGCTACACATCCACTAACCACTCAAACTGCATACGAACTCTTAGGTGCGACCCTTCGAATCAATACACTACCTTTTCTCTTACCAATTGACAAGTTGGTTTTGTGTTGAGGTCAGCACCACCTGTTACTCTCTGTCCGCCTGTCTTACCCTCGCGGGAACATAAACAGACATTCTTTCCAACACACTTGCTTTACTGTTACATCCACCGGTTTTGTCAGTGAACGCACCCTCGCGGGTGAGAGCAGGCTTGCTTAGATGAACTATTACTAGCGCGGGTCTGTAGGAGACTACCGCTTTGGGCATATCACTATGCTTATTCTAATGAGGCTAAGCCCCCATAAATCTTAACATTGAAAAACACACTTTTAAACCTTCCTTCAGCGGTTAGTCGCTATCTCCCTTACTACTCGGGCGTATGGTAAGTATGTTTATCAATGCTAAGAAAATTCTTAGCAATAAATTTTTAAAGAACGTCACCGATTTCTCAGTGTCAATACAAGTATTGTATCAGCTTTTTGACTTATTGTCAACAACTATTTTTGTTGTTGTTGACCATTTTGTCGATTGGAGCGGGGTAAGAGAATCGAACTCTCAGCATTAGCTTGGAAGGCTAAGGTATTACCACTATACGAACCCCGCATAAATATACTTATGCACATCTACGATGCTATTACAGAAACCGGATTACATATCCATCTTTCAATGATGGAAGAAGAATCTTTTTACATCATGGTACATGATCTGGTAAACTTCACTATGACAATGAAGTTTTTCAATAGTGTTGAACCTGCAAGGCAATTCATTCAATCACTAGAATAATTTGGCATCCCCCGAGGGACTCGAACCCCCACGAACGGTTTTGGAGACCGACATGCTGCCATTACATCAGAGAGACATTCAATTCTTTTAGTTTGTTAAGATAGTGTACTTGACCTTGACTGACAGTTGTGCGCCAGTCATTTAATGAATCTTTATTAGCACCATCACTAACAAACTTATAACATAAAAATTCTATGTTATGTTTCTTACAAACTTTTGCAATAGCATATGCTTCCATATCTACTATATCAGCAGGAATAAGTAAGTTACTATCAGTGACAAAGTTATCACCTGTACTGCAAGTTAATCCATTACCATTGTCGATAATAATTGTATCTTCAAATGGAGTTTGACCAGGAAGACTACCTAACTCACAACACATCATATCACGTTGAACAAATTTGGACACTTGATGAAATCCTGACTTAACAGTAATTCCACCTACTGTACCAAAGTTAATAATACGATCAGGTTGATATTTAGTAATCAACTCAGCCGCTGTCATTGCGGCATTAACTTTACCTACACCAGTGAAAAAAACTTTCATACTGAAAGCCATATCAGGTGCTTCTTCTTTTAATGCAATTAATATTAAATCTTTTTTCATATATGTTCTTGGTGGAAGCGGTGAGATTCATTTTGGCGGAAGCGGGCGGAGTCGAACCCCCAAGGCGCTATTAACACTCGACTGTTTTCAAGACAGCTACCATCTCCAATTGGTTTGCGCTTCCGTTATTTTTGTATATCTATAACTTGACCCTTAGCGACAGGTTCTATTTTGCCTGTGTTATCGTAAAGGTATTGTACAACTTCTATGACCTTTTTATGTGTTTTAGGGTCTACTAGAATACGATATTCTGTGTTCCGATATTGGTTATAAACCATATCCCAACTGTTTGTTATGCTTTGAACTATCATATAGATATTTATACCATATAGAAACACACTATGAGAGGCTTGGTTAGAGGCTCCACTACCGGCCGTCAACCACGACGGGTGGGCGTGTAATGTGTTTTTATATGGTAGAAGCAGTGGGACTCGAACCCACAACTTACCGGTTAAAAGCCGGTTACTCTAGCCATTGAGTTATGCTTCCATAAGTCGTATGTTTGATTTTACGTGCCAATCATAGACCTACGGAAGTCTATGATGACACTATTTCTTACCTCGTTTCATGTCATTTTCCTTTTTAAAAATTAAACTTTTTCATATCCTAAGTCTACGCTTTCGCTGTAGTACCCATTAGATTCACCTAGCCATCGCACATCCACATACCCCTTGCGAGTAGCAAATTTGTAAAATGTCCAAGTTACTGATTCGTGATATTCATCTTCGAATCCAACTGGAGCTTCTCCAGATACTTCTTCTGCCACTAATAGAGGTTCCCCTACTAGGTCAGACAAATCACCTACAATATCATTGATACCAACTGATTCACAACAGTCTTGTGAGTGAAAGAAAACATAACGGTCAGTTGCGTTTTCAAACACCATAGTGGTACCAGTTTCTGTAACTGAGGTAAATACTTTACCCACCATGTCTGTTAACTTAGCAGACGATTCATAATCATAATACATTACATTTCCTTTCTTTTTAATATTTGGAGTAGGAGGTGAGATTTGAACTCACGGTTTTACGGATTTGCAATCCGTTGCAATGGGCCGCTCTGCCACTCCTACGTATAAATGCTCTGCATCCCCCGGCGGTAATTGTAGTGCATCATCTCTTGGGTTACCCCGCAATTCTCACACACCTTCCACCCGCTTCCCGACAGGAACCGTTCTCGCACTGCCAGCGGCCTTTCGGTTTAAAGACTACCACCCGTAGTTGTCACACTACTTCTCATCCTGTGGGTCACAGTATCCAGAGACACCCGGAACGTTCTTTTATAAATACAGTATGGATATACAAGACTGTATTGATATTGTTGAAAAGTTGTTGCGTCAAAACAACCGTAGATATAAAGACAGCCACGCTCAAATGATTTATGAGAGAGGATATCTAACTGGTTTGATTGCCCGTTTGATGATTGAAAATCCTAATATCAGATTAGAAATCACAGAACAAACAAAAAAACATTGATTGGTGGAGAGTGAGGGATTCGAACCCTCGGGGCACCTTACGGCACCCCGCAGTTTAGCAAACTGCTGATTTAAGCCACTCATCCAACTCTCCTAATACTTGGTGCTTCCAACAGGACTCGAACCTGTAACCCAGCGATTATGAGTCGCTTGCTCTAACCAATTGAGCCATAGAAGCATTGTTTGGTGCGACTGGCCGGAATCGAACCGGCACGCCCGAAAGCGAGAGATTTTAAGTCTCTTGTGTCTACCTATTTCACCACAGTCGCAATTACTTTTTAAGTAACAGTCTGTATTATATATCAAATACAAATTGTTGTCAATGAATTTGTAAGTAGTGTCCCCATCATTATAGACACCATTCACCCGTGTAATAAAGTCGACCGGGACTCGGTACGTCACTTGGGATACTTAACCAGCGCATTCCATTATGCTCTAAGATGGGTACTGACCCCATACTCTGCTCTACACTACAAGGACCTTCGAAGAATCCATAGTAGTGTGCCGTTCTCTTGCTGACACTTACAAAACTTGGCGACTCGTGGGAGAATCGAACTCCCGTAAGCGGATAGACAATCCGCAGTAATAACCTCTATACGAACGAGCCTAAATTTGCGATAGTTTCTATACCTACCCATTGAAACTAACAAACATTGGCTAGTGCCCGCTACGCAGTTACTAGCATTTGTCTTGGTGGAGACGGTTGGAGTTGAACCAACAGTGCCGAAGCGGAAGATTTACAGTCTCCTGGGGTTACCAATTTTCCTACATCTCCAAACTTTTTTAATGTAGATAAATATCTACATGGATAACGAATTAAATAATCATGACCTTAGTATGTTAGATATTGACTTTAATCGATTTAGAAAAGATTTGGTCAATTTTGTCAATACACATAATCAGAATTTTTTATACAGCATAAATTTGAAACACCGGGCCAATCAGCTATCTGATAAATTGTCCGGTAAACACATGAGCATTAACACCACTTTTATTGATAATGTCTTAAATCTAGAATATATCAAAAATAATATCAATTCAATAGATCAATCTATAAAAGAAAGTGAATATTGTTTGTATAACCAAGAAGTGATTGATGATATACCATATGTCATTGAATGTATAACTAAAATAGAAAATCATGTAAATATAAATTTTGGAAGAATAAGATTATTCATTCTTAAGCCTCTTACTATGTTGCCTTTACATTATGATTTTGGTACTATGAGATATCATATACCTATTGTCACCTCTGACAATTGTTTTTTTGTGTCTCACAATAAATTAAGTACAATGCCAACATATACTAAACTTTATCATTTATCGTGCGATACCACACATGCCGCAATTAATTTTTCAAATAAACTGCGATTACATTTAATGTTGGTTTCAAACCACGAAGATAATAATATTGATTTGACTGCTCATTGTAATAATGCAATTATTACCGCAAAACAATATTTGGATATTGCGGATGAACCTGACATTATGCTTAATCGAGGATACTACCTTAAATTAGAAGCCCTAATTAATGAATTAACTGGTACTCGGTAGGGGAATCGAACCCCTCTTTGCGGCGTGAAAGGCCACCGTCCTAACCGATAGACGAACCGAGCATAAAAACATTGTGCGTATCTTAGTCACGATAGATATCGAAATTTCTATCTACAGACCCAAATAACTATCTCCGGAAGATAGTCCAACCTGCACAAATTTACTATATGAAAAAGCATTAGGATGTTTAGAATCGTTCCAGAATTTCATCTGGTTTCTCACGGTACCGTCTACCGATAAGATTCTAACCACATTACAGGCTAAGTTGTTCCAGCGTCCTCCTGACTACTATAACTAATAGTCTCAAAGTTTCGTGTAAACTTAGCGAGAGTCTGTGCGGCCACAGATTATATACTCTCCTAAGTTACCTACTGGCTTAGTAACCTAATGCGTTTACATATAGTACCCTGAACTTAACAGGGACTATATGACAATTAACTTTTTAAAGAACATTGTTGATTTCTCAACTCATGCTATGATTGTATCATAGTCACGATTTATTGTCAAGCCTGAGAGTCCTATCTCATTACGATTGCACATCAGCTTTTCAACTTATTAAATGTATTATACATCTAATCGGCTTTATTGTCAAACTATTTGTGTTGTATTTTTACAACACTAACATTTCTTCAACTAACCTTTGAATCAATCTCTCAACTCATTAGACATAGTATAGCACCGATTGGATTTATTGTCAAGTTTGTAAAAAGAAATAAATAATCGTATGACTACATATTACAAACCAATTACTAACTATTCATATGATCGTTTGGCCTTGCTTTCTGTATTAAATACTGCAATCAAAGGGTGTGCATCAGAGCATATTTCGGGGTGCCATATTATTACAAATGAAACCTATATACAGACAATATCAGATATACTAGGGGAAATTTTTAAAGATTTTCCATTACATTCAGTATTATTTTTCAAATTTAATCCGGGTTTAGCGTCTACCGTACACAAAGATGTACAATCAGATTTTGCGGCCGGTGAAAATCTATTTGCAAAAATGGCATTAAATTTACCATTACAAAATGCTGATAAGGTGATTATGAAATGGTATACAGCAAAAGAAGACGCACATGCCATACCAAATTATACTCCTCAAACCCCCCGATTACCGGGTGAACAAGCACGACCTGACCCAAATCCTACAAGTTATATTAAACTAATGCATAGTGTCAGCCTAAATAAATCTGATATCAATGAATGTGTTGAAAATACTTATTACACTAACCCAATTATAGTATCTATAAATAATTGGCATTCTGTTACGAATGAGTCTACTGAAACGGCTAGTTTTGTAAGTATACGATTTAGTGCAGATATAACACTAGAAAAATTAATGTCAAAATTTGGTCCGGCGTAGAGGAATCGAACCTCTATAATGACTTTAGAAGAATCATGTCCTATCCATTGAACGAACGCCAGAGTAGTCTATTATACTATAAAAATCTTTTTACAGCAACCTAATTTTACCCTATCAAGATTATTAACTAAATTCTTACCGCCCAATAATGAATTCTTTTGTTTATCAACTAATGATAAAAATTCAGGGTTACATTTTTCTATTGCTTTTTTCTGTATGGTGCCATCCAACGAGGCTTCAAGTAACAATTGTACTGGAAGGGTCAACAAAGTTTTTATTAAACGTATATCGTTGTACGGAGTAAAAGTTATGGTATTATCTAAATGCCATACATGAAGCCATTGAGTAATTCCATGTAGTATGCGAGTTTTTACTTCTTCTTCCGACACTTGATATGATACGTGGTCCATGTTACTAAACATGGGTCTTTTTAAATATGGATAAACATAGTGATTCGATTTAACTACATCGTGTGCTGTTAAACCTAAACTATTTGCTAATAAATTAATTTGTACGGGGTGTCTACAAAAATAAGCATCACCTCCATATCCTGTACCCAAAACTGTCTTATTAGAAAATACAGACATGAATTGATAATTAGGGAAAGTATTTTTTACATGCTTAGTAAATTCTGTTTCATATTCAACATGATATGCTGAATGTGATTTGTGTGCATATAGGTTATAGGGTATGTTAGCTTTTTCACATATTGCCAAAAGCAACACACTATCCAAACCACCAGTACACCATATGTTTACTGTATCCAAATTATATCTAGCATAGCCTGTACAGGTGTCAGTTAGAATTGATACAACATTATCAACAACCGTATCCAGTGAATTAACTGAGTTGTCAATGTCAAAATAAGTATGTGAGACTGTGCTATTATAAATATTGGTAAATCCATCTGATGGGAAGGGACATATCTCAGGATTATATATTTTATAATTATCCCCATCAGATGCGATTACACACCATATACCTTTGGGTTTGAACCCGTTAAGTATTTTATCAATATTTTCGCTTAAGTTACATTCAGTGCTATAACCCTTGTACCATGCTGAATTAACTTTTGTCCATCCTTTATCTAAGAATAGACCGGTATCAACCTGTTCTAATAATTTGCATTCATTACCTATATAAAAGAACATAATTGATTTTTGTTTGGCTCCCCAGGATGGGATCGAACCACCGACACGTTGATTAACAGTCAACTGCAACTACCGCTGTGCTACTGGGGAATAAATTTGGTGCCCCCTGTCCGACTCGAACAGACCACCTACTGCTTACAAAACAGTTGCTCTACCAGATGAGCTAAGGGGGCTACGTTTATTTAAGTGTATTATATCATAGGAAAACTTTTATGTCAACCTTCTGCTAATTGTTTAGCTAATGGAATTATCCGATCTGCTACTACTTGATTACCTTCTTGATTAAAATGAAATTTATCAACTTCATTGGGATACTGTTTACACAAATCTACTGAAAAAGATATCAGAGGTTCAATTTTTATATAATTTAGAAGATTCAAGTCCGCTAAATTTTTAGGAGAGGTTATGAGTGATGGCTCTACACTAGTTCCCCAAAAATCAGTTACTATATATTTTATTTTAGATTTTTCTAATTGACTCATCACTCCAAGAAGCATCATTCTTTCCTGATCTAGCTTTAGAAAATAATCGTTATGAGAATCCAAATACTTTAAAATTATTTCATAATCAGGATACGCCGAAGGATCTCTATACAAATCTAAAATAGTATGCTTGAGGCTGTGAATACATTCCTCATCTAATTCGTTTTTTAACGGATTGTCTACATCATTACACCAAATTGGTTCGTTATAAACAACATTACTTAGTTTAGGTAGAGTTTTAAGTTTTTTATTAGGGAAAACAAAATCAGTATGTCTAGCCGAAGTAAAGTTGATTAAAATAAAATCAGCCTTTTGTTCGATAGCATGTTCAATTTGTTTACACGTGAAATAGTTACTTGCACCGGATCTGGCAAGTTGTACAAAATTCATTTCTAGTGCATTAGCAACTATTTCACTGTAGGATTTATGTCTACCAACTATATGCTTCCCATCTACTTTGGAAAGTAGATGGGAGCCATCACTATAACTATTACCACAACTATAAAGTGTCTTTTTCATAAAGTTATTTAATCCTAATTATCTACGAAAGTAAAATTCTACTATGTTTAGGGACACCTGCTAACAAATATTCCATTTGGTCAGCAAGTATTGTTCTATGTTGTAATATCATATTTTCATAGTGATTAGGTACATAAGGTGCATATATCAATTCCATACGTGATTCTTTCAACGTTTTGTGGCCCTTTTTACTGTTACAATCTTTACAAGCTGTAACAACGTTCATCCAAGTGTTCTCGCCACCTTTACTTTTTGGATGAATATGGTCACGACTTAACATATGATAATTAGGAAACTGTTCGCCGCAATAAGCACACACGTGCCTATCACGGCCAAATAATGTTTTATTACTTAATGCGACACATGCATGTTTGTATGGATTAAACCCATGACCCTTGATAGCGATAATACTATTAGTTTCTAAGTAACTTAATGTACCGTCTTTTTGTATACCACCACGATATTTAGCCACAATTTCACCCATAGACCATGCGATGGCATCTTTTGCTTTGTAGGTAATTGCGTCATCATTTGAGATCCACTGCCGGGGAACTCCTGAGATATCTAGTGCTAGAACAGCCATGGTGTACTCCTTTTCTGCTATTGTCACTAATTGTATTTAATACCGTATTGGCGGGTCCTGCAGGAATCGAACCCACATCTCCAAGTTCGAAGCATGGCATTCTATCCATTGAACTAAGGACCCGTATAGTGATTATATACTTTTTTGTATTATTTGTCAAGTGAATTATAGTAATCTACAATTTCTGACAATTCTTTTGATTCCCAATTATAATCATTGGGCAATTTATGAAGCATATCAATAATTACCAGTGCTCGTAACAATGGATAAGAATTAAGATATTCTGATAATATACCTGACTCTCTGAATTTTTTAATTTCTTCAGGATATCTGATATGTGGTTGAGCGTCTATGTAATTTTGATGAAATGATTTCACATATTCAAAATTATAATTACCAATATTTTTATCAGCTACAATTGATTCTAATTTACTAGGAAAATTTGGTTGATAAATTTCTTGTAAATCAATCGTATAATAGTTTTTAGGTAATTTATATGGTTTAACAAATTGTTCCTCATTGACCTCATGAGGAGTATATTTATTTCTAACTTCATACCAATTGGTTATCCAATGCCGCATAAAATAATAATTATCTGGAATATTTGAATATTTCATTAATCCTTCATTACTATCCATATCAAATTCATTGATTTGTTTATCCTCAAACTGCATTGGATGAGATACATGAGAAAGATACTTGTAATATTTTACTAGTTTGTTTCTAAGTTCAATTGAATCATCCATATTATGGAAGTCTATACCAAATCTTCTTTGGTGACCAAAAGTATCAAATACGACCGGCCATTTTGTTAATGCGTTTAATGTACCCAGGGCTTTAGTATCTAAATCCGATGCGGTTATGTGAATAATTATCGGGTCTCTATCAAAATTTAAAATAGAGCTGACGGTTTTTGTAAACTGCGCCCAAGACCATACATTTATTAAATAATTTCTTTTATCTTTTGGTTGATTTAATATCAACCAAGACATAATATGATCGATGCTACCGTGCGTTGGATGGCGATGGTATTGATGACACGTGCCGGAGCCGCCGTATTTATTACTTTTTATTTTATTTATCGGATCATCTATTACGATATCTTTAGAAGATAATTCGCTTTTGTCGAGGCACCAGCTTAAATAAGTACCCGAGTACCCCGCGGGGAACAATATGTATACGTTTTTAGTTTGCATCCTCAATCACGATACTTACTATAAGTCCTGGACCATATTTTTCATCAAGTCCTAAAATAAAATCCCTAAATTCTTCAGCCGCTGCCTGATCGATCCATTCACGAATAGTAACAGTTGGGGAAAGAACATTTGGATTACCGTCGGTTTTACCTTCTGCAAACATTTGTGCTAGTTTTTTACCGCGCTCGTCATTTAATGAAATATTATTAACTTGGGCTTCCAGTGATGCCCAAGTAATAATTGTTGCTTTTGTCATTATAGCCATAAAAATATCTCCTGTACTGTATTTATCATATATTACTTTTTAGCAAGAAATTTAGCTAGGCTAGGTTCTTGTGTAATATCAGTATTCATAATAGTAGATAATGCTTGTTCTGAAAATCTTTTACAGTATTCTTTTGCATTTTCCTGATCTAATGACAAAATATATCGTTTTTCTCGATGGTGATCTACCAAATTAGATACATAATTCATTGGATCGGTGTATTCTTTTCTTTTGATGTTATATTCTTCTTGGAAGAATGGATCATAATCCGTTAATCCGCGATAATCCATGTGTGAACGATAAGCTAGTCTCTGTGCCAAAGTCTCTGCTAAAGGCAGCCCGGGCCGCAATGTTCTATTATGCGTTGTAATGGTATTATCAAACATAATAAAATCACCAGTATCATTCTTCCACCACGCATCATAAGTATATTCGGGTGTGTATAATTCATCTACTAATTTTTTAATTAAGGCATCACTCTCGTTTTTACTCATACCCACAAAACTTTGTACTGAACTATAAGTAAAATGTAGTCCTACAATTCCACCGGGACTTTTAATAACCAATGGCATATCTGCACCATCATCCATATAAAAGTTCCTACGCAATACAGCTTCATGGTCAGAATCTGCGCCGGGGGCTACACTATAGGGTTTATATGCGTGGTGTGCAATTAATTGATCTAATTCTGATCTAAACGAATTGCTTTGTTTTTCATACCAATCCGTTGAAGTACAAAATCCGGTAGAGCTTCCTAGCATTCCTCTTGAACCGTATAATATAACCAATGGTGTAAAATAGTAACATCCAGACTCATTACTGTGCCATAAACACTCAACGTTACCAAACGCACCTAATGATTTCCCTTCACTGTCTGTTTCTCCGGACACTAGATGCCAATTCTCAGGAAGTTGTTGATGTTTAGCCCATCTGATATTTGCTTTAAGTGCCATTCTATCAACTTCATCCCATTTATCTACTGATTCGTATGGGTTAAGTCCATATTTTTTAGTTAGAATAGTTTCATGTGAACGACGGTTTCTTCCGATCAAGGGTGCATTTTTTGCTAGTTCATTGAATCTATCTTTGCCGGCGCCTCGCACTACTGTAACTAAAGTTTCTAAATTAATTTGTTTTAATTTTTCCCAATCTTCAATACTGTCGTAGTTCATATCTTCTACAATACAGCCAAATCTACCCAATCCTTCAACTTTAGTTATTTTCATATTTTATCCTAAATAGTTCTTGTTTTGTTTTCCACTCGTTCCAAATAGTAAGTTTGTCTCCGGCAAATAATTCGTTAAATTTTTTTTGTAATAAATTTTGTAATTTATAAAAATCATATATATCTGACAAATTAATTTCAAGGTCAGCTGGATAATAAAACGATTTGGGAACTTTATGTATTAAAGACTCAAATGTCTCATCATTGAAAATAGTAGACCCGTAATACTCTGCAATCTCTAAATAATCCATAGTTATTGTTTCAACTAAAGATTCATCATAATTCATACTCAATGAGACTACATCTTCTCCAAATAAGTTTTTTAATATATCAAACTGATCGGATCTTACTGTGCCCAACCATATATGTTTTTGTTCACTATTTAGTAAGGTTCTTAAACGTTCTTCATGTTCGGCATAATCCATAGTCCTAGAAGCATTCCTAACACCTTGAATCATATCAAGTACATAGGGTTGATTTTGATAATATTTTACGATGCCGTTATCAGTTATCGTAGGCATGCAAGTTTGTAAAAATTTATCACTTGATTGACCGACTGATGCTATAAAAATCTCCGCGGAAGTAGGAACCAATTTATATCTATATACTGGCATAAGTCCTATAATTAATTTTGGAGATGATAAAAGCATTTTATTTATTTAGTCTCGTCAATGTCATTACGCAATAATAATATGGTACCGATGGCTGGACTCGAACCAGCAACACATGAATTTTCAGTCCACTGCTCTACCATTGGAGCTACATCGGCTTATAAAGATGAAATATTTTTCCATTTAAATTTTCTAGCACAACGAATACTACTACTCATTGCTGCCGCACAAGTAAATTTATGTCCTTTTCGAAAAGTCCATTCGTTTAACTTGAACGATTTTAATACTCTGTCACCGTTCCACCACCCTCTTTGTATTTCAATATATCCCAATCGACCCAATTCTTCACGTAGTTTCGTAAATTCATCATGGTCTTTGTTACTAGTGCTTACCATCTTATCATATCCTTTAAGGATTTTAATAAGATCATCATATGTGGGATTGTTTCTATCTTTGACTAAATCAAATTCAGTTCTAACAGTAACATCACATATAAATTTTTCATCAATAGTAAATTGTTTTAACATTATAACTCCTTATAGATTGGGAGCCTAGCTATCTTATTGTTACTAAGCCTCACTAGATTGTCTCGTATAGGCAAGTTTATACACCCGTCAATCATACTATAGTGTCATCACAGTTAACCCCACTATGACTAGATTAACAGGGACTCGAACCTATCGTCTATCCCATAAACTGGCACCCGGGGTAGGAATCGAACCTACAATAGCAGAGTCAAAGTCTGTTGTGTTACCACTACACTACCCGGGAATAAAACTGGTCTCCCTACAAGGATTCGAACCTTGACCACACGGCCCCAAACCGTGTACGCAACCAGATAACGCTTTAGAGAGATAAAATTGGTACCGCCACCTGGATTCGAACCAGGGACCTACGCCTTATCAAGGCGGTGCTCTACCACTGAGCTATAGCGGTGAATTGGTGGATGTAAGTAGATTTGAACTACTGACCTGCTCCGTATGAAGGAGATGCACTACCGCTGTGCTATACATCCTGGTACCCCTGCTCAGATTCGAACTGAGAACATATACTCCCTTTTGAGGAGAGTGACTTTACCAATTTGTCTACAGGGGCGTTAATTGGGGTGAAGGATGGGACTCGAACCCACAGCGACTGGAATCACAATCCAGGACTCGACCATTGAGCTACCATCACCATATGTTTGGTGCGACCGGAGAGATTCGAACTCCCGACTCCTAAGTTCGTAGCCTAGTACTCTATCCAACTGAGTTACGGTCGCATTCTATAACACACTGAATGCCTTTTCCTTGCGTCAGGAGCAAGGGGGCGGTGTTCTTCAATGTATTATAGAATGCCCAGTATTACTACTGGACATGATAGGGTTGATACCCTACCCAGGAGTCTTACTAAGAGTGTTATCGCCACTCGTTCATGTTTCCTGTCCGCCCATTCTATACATTTTGCGCTGTATTACGGCTCTCGTTGCCTATTCACGCTGTCTATCATTTTAAGCGAAACATCGCATGATAGACTTTAGCACGGTGAAACTTATTTTGTATCAACTGTGCTAACTGTTCCTTCGTCAGTACATGATTTTTATACCAATCACGTTTTTCTTCAGAAGGTTTTGATTGTATCTTGTTATCCATTTATTGTCAAATCCTTTCTGTGCAAGCAAAAACCCCTGAGACTTTTTAGTTTCCCAGGGGTTAGATAATTTTAGTTACGATGTTAACTTGTTACCTAGTCCCCGGGCCTCTTTCTTGGTTATCATTTGAGCCGCGAATACTTGTTGGATATGCTGGTACAAAGGATACACTGGCTATTGTCTGCCATAATCCCATATGTTTCAGCGTGTTACAAGTTTTATTCATCATAGTCTTTTATTTAGTCCTGGTTGTAAATAAGTGCAAATAACGGATGTTTTTTACACCTTTTTTCAATTCATGCTGAAGTATAGCAGAGTATTCAATTAATGTCAACAACTTTTTTCAAACCATTAGCCCAAACTTCAAAAACGGTCAGTTTAACACTTGATAAATATTAGAATGAAATCTGTTACGACCACAATAGGATCTGCAACATACACTATATCACACTACTACGATGGACAAGAATGCTATCACATAGTTAAAGATTCAGCAGAAAAATATTGGGCCGGTGCAGGTAAAAATTATAGTATTGAAAATTATCAATTTGGAGAAGATGCTAAACCATGGTCGTTAGGGCCACTGTTGTTAAACAATGGGTTTGAACATGGATATTCAGTTCTGTCTATTAATGATAAACCTTGGGCATTTGCGGGTGTACGTAAATACACAGATGATATTGCACTAGTTATGGCTAGATTGTTTTGTTTTTTTACAGTAAAGCCTGTTAGTTATGGTCTACTGCTTCCATTTCATTTAGAAATTGCCAGAGAACATGGATACAAAAAAGCCTGGACGTCATTCAATTCATATAATATACATCTCTATAATACATGGATTGTTAAAGAATTTAACAACAAAAAAACACATAAACGAAATAATATAATGTATGAACAAAACGACAGAATGATTTCAACTTCTAAGTCATTGGGAGAAATTATGCTTAACAATACTAAACAAACTGTAGTTGAATGGAGTTTATGAAAAATATTAATGTTGGATTCTATTCTCCTTCGGTAGATCAAAATAAATCAAATCGTTTAAAGTATAAAGATTTGATGGTTAATCCAACACCTTATTACTTACACGGTTACTTTAGAAAACATTATCCTGAATATGCTCAGTACATTAAGTGGAAACCTAGTCTATTAGTTAAGATTTCAACAGAAGAAATAGTTGAATATCTAAACAAACACGATGTTGATGTATTGTGCGCTAGCGTTTATATATGGAACGTAGATCAAACAATGTCTGTTTTGGCAACAGTCAAACAATTGTATCATAAATCACTGAAAATTATCATCGGTGGGCCTAGCTGTGATGCAGTTAAAGACGAGTGGGAAAACAAATATCCATGGGTCGATCATTTTGTTGTAGGTCAAGGAGAAAAAGCATGGTCTAACTTAGCACTAGATTTATTGGGTGTTAAGGTATTAGATTCCAGTGCCGCTAATATTGTTCATATACTAAAAAAGGGTGAGTTACCACCTGCAAAGGAATATGAATATGAATTTGTTCGAGGCATTCATTATAGTCCTTTTATGGAGTGTGAGGACTTGATACAAGAATTACAAGCTGAATATGAAGGTTGCGGTTTAACTTGGCCATATGAAACACAACGAGGTTGTCCTTATCATTGTTCATTTTGTGATTGGAATGGTGGACAAAGCAATAAAACGCAAAAACGTAAAGAAATAAATTTTATTGATGAAATTGATTTCATGGCAAAGAACAAAATGTATAACTTACATATATCAGATGCAAACTTTGGTATGTGGGATGTTGATGTTGAAATTATGAAACGAATGGTTGAACACAAAAAGAATGGACACAACTTTAATTTTGTATCATTTAATATGAGTAAACTTATAAATAAAAACTTTAAAGAAATTATGAACATGATTGTTGAGCATGATTTTAATAGTGTTTGGTTAAAGTTGAGTGTTCAAGATATTCATCAAAGTGTATTAGAAGCAATTGATAGACCGGGTGATTGGAATGAATCTAAAAAAGTAGGATTAGAACTTTACGAAAAGTTTTCTGAAACAAAAAACTTAAAAAAGATATTTGTTGAACTAATATTAGGTTTGCCTGGGCAAAGCATTGAGAGTTTCACTGCAACATTAAATGAATTTTATAGTAATGGTTTTGTTCCTAGAACATATCCATTTTTATTATTACGTAATGCGCCGGCGACATATAATATGGAATATAGAGCAAAGCACGGTATCAAGGATGACTTAGTATATGAATTACTAGATATGGGTATCGATGGTGAAACTGTTAAAGAGGTTTATGAAAGACCATTGACTAATTTTATATACCCACAAATTGTAGAATGTAATACGTTTACCGAAAAAAGTTTTGTTAAAATGTCTATGCTTGACCAATTATATCGTAGATTATTAAGTAGGAAAACTTGGCCGGCATATGGTTTTATTGATGTTAATTGGAAACACTTAGAACCTGTCGTTAATATGTTAGTAAATTCTAATGACTTTGAATATGTATTAGAACAACGATATAATAACTTTAAGAATTATAGAATTAATGCTATGGATTCTAGTCAGGGAAAAATTTTAGTCGATGGAAATGATATGAGCGCCATCATTGGTAGAAATTTGACTTTAATTCGTGAAAGTGTCATCAATACAGGTATGGATGAAGAAACAATTAATAAATTTTTTGAAGTATGGAATACATTTGAAGCAACGTCAAACTTTTTAGACCGCTAACGCTATTTCAGTACACTCTGTAAAGTCAATTAAATCTTCTTGACCATGTGTGTCAATAATTAAATGAAGTCTAGATTCGGTACCGTTATTATCTACCCAATGCTTAATACCACTGTTAAAGAAATAAACTGATCCGTCCGCCGGCATATGGTAAAAGTGATCGCCATTACTTTTATGAAATCCCATAACTACATCATCATTTGTAACTAAAGGAATATGAAAACGTGTTATGTATGATGGATCATAATCAACGTGCGGTTTAATACTGAATCCAGGGGTCAAATATGCTAGGCGCACACGTGTAATTTTACCCTTGAACTGATTAAGTATATCTTCAAATACTCCGGTTACGTACTTGTTTCTAACTCCATAATTTAGCTCGTCAGCTTCTGGGAGATATCTTGGGTCGCTTGGATCAAGCCGTTTGGTTCGTTCAAATATATTAGTGCCGTGTAGATTAACTTTACCACTAGCTTTAGTTTCATCAAAGTCAGTTAAGTACAATTGTTTGTATCGTTCACCTTCCATGGTAGGTGCTTCTGTCTCAGTGAAAAAGTTAGTCTTACAGAATTCATTGCTAACAAGAAAAGCCTGATGTTTACTATTTGCGCTATGTTTGATATCGTTGTACTTATTATCATCTAATAAATCATTTGCCCGACAATGCTCTAATACCGAGTTAATATCAATTTTGACATTGTTTAACTTGGCAATTAGTGGCAATTGTTTTCTGTTTAGCATGTTGTATTTATAAAAGAATAGGAATCTTTATATCCGTAAATCCAGAAGGAAAAATACCTTCTGGAATATGTGAAAAGTCATGGAACTCTAAACAGTCAGTAGAGTCTCTACCAATAATATATTCAACACCATTTTCTTGATTATGTATCTTTTTGTACATGAAGTTTTCACTAGCATTTTGTCTTATATCGTCTATTTCACGCTCAGTTGCTTCATCCCGTTTGGTATACAAAAAGTAACTATGTTTAATTGAATGAGTCCAGTCATAGATAGCGCAGTTCAACACACAATCATTTAATTTCATATAACCCTTTAAGGCGTATTGCCTTGCAGGTAATGTTTCTTTAACTTCTTCTAGGAACTTACTATCGGGCCGGGTCTTTTTATTGGTATACCATTCTTTAACATATATTCCGGTGTCAGTACGCTTATTCATCCATACACTTGGCATAGCAAATGCAATACCATTTGGCTTAGAATGGCGCATTGCATCCTTGAATACTTCTTTAACTTGACCCTTGTCATAAAGACAGTCGGTCATTCTAGCATAGTCTTCATATTCTGGTAACCAAAATGAACAATAAAATACATTATCCCCATAGTAGCCTGAAGTCACCTCGCAGTTGTCGCTAAATTCTTTGGTTGTGTCTCTCATTCTATCGACCCAAGTAGGATCAACATCTATGTGAAAGGGGGTATCAGTGTTTGGTCTGATAAAAATCTGTGTTCGTTTTATTTTATGTGTCATAACAATTCCGTTATCCATTTACTTCCCAATTTTTGTTCCAGTTCAATCCCATCAAATACCATAAAAGCATACAAGTGATTTGTGTAATCTATATAGTGAGGTGAACGTGAACCATCAAACATAAATGACATGATCTTTCCATCTTTTGGTAGCTTGATGGAATTGTACTTAATATCCAATTGCTTGATTCGTTTATAGTCAACATAGTATCTAGGAGGAAATAAATCTTTTTGACTATTATACCAGAATCCAGCTGTATCATTGCTGTCTTTATCTATATAGAGTGGTATTGCAAATGACCATACGTTGCATCCATCACCATTAAGTAGACTGTGTAAATGTTTTACACCTATCTCTGCACCGGTTATGTTTGTACTAAACGTGATGAAACTTGTTTTAAGTCCGGTTGTTCGTTCTGCAACATAATTGTCTACCCACTCAAATTTTTCTTTTAATAGTTCATATACTGTTGTATTTTTAAATACATCGTCAAAACTATCAATACCCGGCACTGATTCTGGATAATACGTAGTAGGATAACTTAAGATGTTTGGCTGTTCGGTATTATCTAATGATTGATGATTATGTTCTTCTATTGCTTTATTATTTTTAATAAAGTGTGAACGAGGTGTAAATTCCTTAAATGCGTGTAGTAACTCAGGTCTTATCGACATGAAATCTTCATAATCTAATAATGTTCTGTTAAATTCTTTCATGTTGTTAGTGCCTGTTTTACTGTATTAGCTATCAAATTTACTTCATCATCAGACAAGTCACTTCTACATGGGATATGTAAGATTTTGTTAAAGTAATTTTCACTGGTAGCTTTATACCGACTGGCTCCTTTAAAGTTGTTAAATGCGTCATTTAAATATACAGGTCTATGACTAGAATATGACTTTACATTATTTTTTTCTAGTAATTGACTAATCTCTGGTTTTAATCCACTTAAAACTACAAAAGTTTGGTGATTCCCATTTTCATATAATTCAGCTTCTTGCATTTTGCCAAACACACTATCATAGTACTTAGCAATATTTTTAGCACGTTCAATAGTTTGCTCTAGCGACCGCATTTTATTCATAACAAGTGCCGCACTAATAGCTGTATTAGATAACTTTAGTTCAGGTTCTTCTACATTAAAAGTACCATAACCATATTGACCATCGACATTTATTAGACCGCAATATCGTTGTCCACGATACCAATCTGCATCATCTCCCAATATCATTCCACCTTCACCGGCTGTTAATGGCTTACCATAACTGAAACTAATAACAGATGTATTAGTAGTGGCGGACACTACACAAGAATTGTCAATTCGTTTCATTCCAAATGCTGGTGCGGCATCTTCAATTACTATCACATCTAGTTTAGGTGTATCAACATATCTATTGTTTATATGGCTGGGTATTACAGCCCGTACGTTGTATTGTTCTAATAATTCATATACACTCTGTATGTCCATTAGTCCATACTTATCAACACGTGAGTATAAAGGGATACCGCCTGCTTTGATAATTGCACTAGCAATACCAAAGAATGTAACAGGTGGCATAATTACATATTCATTCTGTAGATTAAGTCTCTTTAATGCAAGATAAATTCCATTAGTACAACTATTAACAAATACACTATCTCGTCCAGTTTTATTTTTAAATTTTTCTTCTAATGATTTAATGTGTCTACTATTAATGCCACCAAGAGTATCAGAAGACTCAAATAATCTACCAACGTTTTGTAAATCTTTTTTAATATCACCAATAGAGTATATCTGTGTTGTCATGCTTTTCTGATTAACTTAATAACATAATATCCAATATCAATTTCCCACCAACGTTCACCTATGTTGGCTCGACTTTGAAATCTATGATGATTGTTATGCCAACCTTCACCCCACATTAGTAAACCCAGTACAGGATTATTTGTGCTACGATCAGGAACATTATACCTACGATAACCCAAGAATGGTGTGTGACATACAGTATTAATTAAACTTCCTGCATTCCATAATACAACAGCCGGAACAATATACAATGTCATCAATGCCCATGTTCCGCCTAATGCAAACATTAATGTAGCCCATGCTAAATTGATATGCAAATAATATTTGTGAAATAGTTGATGACCTTTGTCACCTATAACAGGGCTTCTGCGAATATTAATAGGACTAAACATTGATAAAAATTGTGCCCAAACATATCCAAGAACTAAAGGGCTGTGTGGATCATTTTGCTTATCCGTATTACCATGATGTTGACGGTGTGCCGCAGTCCATGTAATAGAACTACCAGTTAAGCCTAATGTAGCACAAAATGTTCCAAAATATTCAAAGAATTTATTAGTTTTAAAACTTTTATGTGTTAACAATCTATGATAAGTAACCGTCATCCCAATGCCACCGGTAAAAAAGTACACCAAAAATACCAGTAGAAAGTCAGTTAATGAAGGGCCGGAAAATAACCAAAATATAGCTAAGATATGTGCTAAAAGTTGAATGGCAAATAGTTTTTTAGAAGTTAGTGTCATGCAAGTATTTATCAGGGTCAACTATATTACATAAATACCATATGAATTACGATGCTTTCAGTCACGGACAAATTAAAAGTAAATTATGGCTTGCCGAAAAAATAGAACCATATATTGGTAAAGATGTTGTAGTTTTAGGTAGTTGGTACAATCTAACTGCTTTTATGCTAAAGTGTCGCGGGAGCAATAGTAACTTCATTGGCATAGACGTTGATTCAGAAGTAATACCAATTGCTGATAAAATATGTAATACTTGGATAATTGAGGGGTCTGTCAGAAATATGTTAGGGGATGCTAAAAACATCACAGTAGATTATGATACAGTCATAAACTGTAGTAGCGAACATATGACTACTGAGTGGTTTGATAATATCAAGCAAGGAACACTAGTGTGTATTCAAAGTAGTAATATAACTGATCCCAATCATCCATGGTATATAGTAACCGAAAGTCCTAACATAGATTCGTTCAGACAAAAATATAACCTGTCATCGACCCTTTTCATTGATACACTGCGTATACAGTATAGTGATTGGGGTTATGACAGGTATATGCTTATTGGTATTAAATAGCAATCTTACCAATTGAGTTAACAACTGCCGCAATGCGACCGATTGCCATTAACTCTTGTGTAGTCATGCCTTCTTTCCTTAGTGTATCATAATGTGCTTTGACGCAGAAATGACACTTACCAATAATACTCGCGGCAAGTGAATACATTTCAAATTTCTTCTTAGATACGCCACCGTGAGTAGCATACGCATTCATACGTAATCCTGCAGGTAAACCCTTCATGCCATCATCACCGGCCATCTCAACAAATGGATACCAAATGTTGTTTTGACCCATCAAACTTGCCGCACATTTTGCCGCCTCACGTTCAGCTTCGGCCATAAACAACGGACTATTGTGTTCAATCTCAAACGCTAGACCGCCATTACCTGCGGCTAATGCTGACACATATGCGATAGCATGTGTATCAACTGGATCTAAACCTGAACGATTGATAACAGCGTCAATGTTTAATCTGATATCTTTTGAATGATCTGGTATACTTTCCTTTACAGACTCTACCCAATTTCCGTTAATTGTAATTGGTTGCATTATAATGTTGCCCCACCGATTGGACGTGAACATGGGCATAGTTCACCTGTTTGCAATGCGTCAAGAATACGCAATGTTTCTTCTGGACTGCGACCAACATTCAAGTTGTTGACTGTAACATGTTGAATAACGTTTTCTGGGTCAACGATGAATGTTGCACGTAATGCCGCCCCTGCTGGTTGATAAAATACGCCCAGTTGTTCAATTAGACTTAGATTTGTAAATCCATTGCCACGCTGTGTATCAGCAAACTGGTTGTGCGTGATCTTCTTCAAATCACTGTGTGCTGTCTGCCACGCTGTCTTGCAGAACTCATTGTCTGTTGATCCGGTGAGCAACACTGCATCACGGTCAGCAAAGTCTTGTGTCAACTTGTCATAGGCTACAATTTCTGTAGGGCAAACGAATGTAAAATCTTTTGGATAATACACAATTACTTTCCACTTACCAGCAAAACTTTCTTCTGTAATTGTGAAGTATGCGTCTTCTGGTTGTCCGGGCTTAACGCCTGTTACTGCAAATTTTTCTAATTTATCACCGACTGTTTTCATAATTTCTCCTTGTGTGTAATAGTCTGTTTGAGTATATCATACTCTATGTTATTTATTGCAATAAAACGGACAGATTAATCTTCAGATGGGCTTAAGCCATTACTGTGTTTATCTGTTATTTTTTCAGTATCCTGAAACAAACGTTTCTCTTGCGCTGTTAGTTTATCTTTATGTGTTTTGCGAGGATTACCACATACGTAGCATTCTGGATTACCGCAATCCATAACGTGGTGTTTGGCTAAACGATGCGGCTCTTTGATTGCTTTATCTTTATGTGTTAGACCGTGTGCCTTTGCAATCTTAACTTGTCTATTAACTGCGTTTTGGTCACGATGCCGACGTTGCGAGTTTATAAATTTTGCTAGTTCATTAGCCATTAGTGCCTCTTTTTGTAATCTGCTACCGCCGCTTTGATGGCATCCTCCGCTAGTATTGAACAATGAATCTTTACCGGAGGTAGTGCTAGTTCTTCGGCAATTTGGGAGTTTTTGAGTTGAGCGGCTTCGTCAAGGGTTTTTCCTTTGACCCATTCTGTAACGAGGCTCGAACTTGCAATAGCCGATCCGCAGCCATACGTTTTAAATTTTGCATCTGTAATAAGACCTGTAACATTATCAACCTTTATTTGTAATTTCATTACGTCCCCGCATGCCGGGGCTCCGACCATTCCAGTACCTACATCGTCATCATCTTTTGCAAAACTACCGACGTTTCTTGGGTTTTCGTAATGGTCAACTACTTGTGCGCTATAAGCCATGTTAATCTCCTGTCTTGTATTTAGTATGTTTCATCTTCATTGTCTACAACTATCCAACCTAATTTTAATAAATCTTTTCGTATCTCATCAGTAACAACACCTTCAGGGACAAACGCTTTTCCCTGTATATATGCTTCTTGTTGTTCTCTTGTTAGTTGACGAAATTCATCATCATCTAATACAGTGGCATCTCTGATACCACTACAGTAATAATCAACATAGTCACCTTCTTCTTTCATATTAGCAACAATGCCACCTGCGTATCTCCAACTGCAACTCCACTTTTTCTCAGTTAGTATAGGAATAACATCATTCTTAGTAAAATCATTGTTACATATAGAGGCGTACAAATGCTGTGCGTACACTTTATCACCTTTTACTTTATCAATGATCCACGGAGTACTACGCAAATCATACTCCATATTGTCTTTTTGCCATTCCGGATTGACTATGTTTTCTTCATCTAGCTGCCGTGCCGATTTAAAAAGATTTAGATAATCTTCCCTAGGATCTTCTCCTTTTTCTTCACAGCGTTTAACA